AATGCTGCGGGTATATAAGATACATAGGTTAGGTAGAAATGAAACCAATGTGGGCTGCTAGGGAAGTCTTTTGTTACTGGTGTAAGGAACCTATCTATAGGGGTAACCCTAAGTGGGGCGATTTCATTCGGCAGAGCGGACGTTGGGCTAAGCGAGTACACTTTCATCCCGTCTGCCATACGACCTTTGGGGAATGGTGGTGGAACGTACACCCCTACCAGCCTCCTAAGCCCTCAGGCCGTAAGCCTATGCCTATTACAGAGGAAGCTAGGGTTAGGAGAAAGCAACTCCTTACACAGCTAAGCTACCTCAAACGCTACTACCTAGACGACGTGGCTAGCACCCAGCAACAGGTAAACCTCTTAGCCAGGGCTATAGCACTAGGAGAGGTTAAAGAAGGGTCTTTAGAGGCTAAGCTACAAGAGCCTAAGGCGAACAAACTACGGAGGCTAGACCGCTACACCCGTAACGTCGAGTCAGTGCTGGAGAGGCTAGCAGAACCTGGGATGGGTGGGATACCTAGGCAGCATCAGTAAGGATAGTTGGTACGTTACCTTTAGGTATACCCGTCCATTCCTTCCTAACTTCGTATCTAAAAGGAGGATGATTGGCAAGAGGTTAGCCCCAGGATCTACAAAATTTTGAAGGAGTTACCATGACCAGCCTAAACTGGAAAAATATGCGGAGAGGATTTGAGAGGAACCCTATCAAGGAGGTGATCGGTAGGTTAGGAGAGCCTTACCCAGAGCCTAACAACTTCGGGAAGCTGCAGGTTAAGCTACCCCTTACCGCCATCAAGGTACTAGACACAGAGACCTACACCACGGATACAGAGACTACCATTGCTATCAATTACCCTGCAACCCAGGATGGTAGCGTCCCAGAAAACTCAGCATGGGGGCTGTTTGGTGTCTCTGCAGCCAAGGCTCTAGGGGTAACAATAGAAAACCTAGAACTCACGATGCTAGCGAACCAGACTGTCCATCTCCGACGCCATGATAACCATAGCTTTGGGGTAAACCGTCAGACAGGACAGCCAATGCTAGGCCCATACTGGGAGCTAGTCCATGTAGTCCAGCCTGGGGAGACGTATGAGCCTAAGGCATCTGTTCCCCCCGTAGTCTCAGGCGGTAGTGGCCCTACAGCGGTAGCCCCGAACTCAGAGGAGGCCTACGCCAGAGCCCTCTATCTCCTAGGAGGTAAGACAAGGGGAGACTTCTTCAACGCCGCCCTAAGCGATGAGGGTATTAAGGCTGACATCGCTCTCGTCCAAGGGATTGCCTCTGGGTCTTTCATCCAGGGCCTACTAGATACAGGGGCAGCAGTAGAGCAAGATGATGGGACATACGCTCTACGCAAGGGCTAACAGCGTTGATGTGCTTCTGCCTTCGGTAGAGGGGGCAGAAGCCATTAACAGGGCTAACACAACACGAAGGGAGAGTCATGTATTACCTACTAAAGGGAACCCCACAAGGTGTCCATGCGGTAGCCCGTAGCCTTAGAAGCGATGGGGTCTATCTAAGGAGTTACCCCGATGGCAGGGTCTATGCCAAGCTAGGCCGTAAACATTCTCGACTAGTCTCAAAACCAGACCCAGATCATGGTGTGGTATTTAAGCGGGTCACGAAGGAAGAGGTAGGAGCACCCCTAAAAGTAGCGTCTAGCCCCATAGCCTACAACTGCAACCGCTGTGGGCAGCAGCAGCCTAGCGTCACCAGCCTAGCCAACCATATACGAGAGGTACACCAAACCAATGAGAGGCCCTCTCCAGTAGTACAGGCTCCGATACCCGTATCTGCTGTTACGTCTAGCACCCTCTTTCAGGGTAGTCCCGCTAGCTTGTCTAGAGAGGTTGTTGGCAGACTAGCAACAGAGCTTAGGACTCAAGGGTGGAAGTGGAGGGCTATAGGGGAGAAGCTAGGCTACCCCTACACTACCATTATTAGCTGGATACAGCGGTACGTCCCTGGTGGGATGCCTACGCCTCCACCTAATAGCCGACAACTACAGAAGGGGAAGAGAAAGCCTCCTCGTATTGCCTATAGTCCAACCCCCTCTACAGGCACACCTGAGCCACAGCGACAGCCCCGTCTGTTAGAGCTTACCCATAAGCTCCAAGGCCTCTGCAGAGAGGTGGACTCCTGTGCAGAAGAGATCGCTAACGAGATACGACGGCTACAACAGGCCTTCTTTCTTGGGGAGGAAACTAATGGGTAAAGCCCAACGCCCCATACCCTCTATCAGGTCGGGGGTGGTATTGGAGGTACGGATAGATGGAGAAGACCTCTTCTACTCGAATGCTATACGGGCTGCTCTAACAGCCTTTGGTCAGCGGGGGAAGAAACTCTCCATCGTAGTAGACCACAGGGATGGGACTACATCCTCCTATGCCTTGGAAGAAGTAGGTGGGGTGTTTGTGCTCTATGGGATAGATAGAAGTAAGGAGTAGATATGACCTCTAATTATGTATACGCCCTCTCCAGCGTAGGTGGATGCCCCCTAGCGTTGTCTGCTGAGGCCCTAGGGAAGCTGCCCGCTCGGAGCCCTGAGGTAGAGGAGAGGCTACGTCTAGCTGCGAGGGAGGGTACTCGACAAGAGGACTGGATAGCCGAAGACCTTATCTCGATGGGGTATCAGGTTGGGCCTCCTGCTGGACTCTGTACCCTCTGCCCAACAGGACGGAGTGGCTACCATGTAGACCTAGACTATGGGGATGCGTCCTCTACGGGTCACATAGATAGGTTTGTTCATGGCCCTAATGGTGAGCGGTCTATGGTAGTGGAGATCAAGACGATGAGTCGCTACCAATACGCTAAGTATGTACGGCGGGGCCTTAAAGCCTTCCCGAAATACCTATACCAAATCTCTGGCTATATGGTAGCCACGGGCCTCCCTGCTCTCTATGCCGTTAAGTGTAGGGATACAGGGGTAATGGTTGTAGAGGTACTAGAGGTACCACCTATGAGGTATGAGGAGCTACGGAACCATGTCCTGGTAGCAGAGAGGGCTAGGAGAAAGGGGGAGCTAGCCGAGTGCCACGAGTACCAGGAGTTCTGCGATGCTTGTGTGCTAAAGCCTAAGCCTGAGCGTCTCTCTACCCCTGCCCCTGATGCAGGGACTCACCTTGAGGCAGCTAAGGAGTACCGTGAGGGGTCTCGTCTTGTAGTAGAGGGGGAGGCTAAGGTAGCTAAGGCTAAGCAAGTCTTACTAGAAGGGGCTAGGAATGGGCTCTCTACGGTAGATGGGCTAGAGGTAACGTATATGCCAGAGTCAACCTCGTCTAGGCTTAACACTAAGAGGCTAGCTGCTCTTCTAGCTCCCGATGTCATTGCGTCATTGAAAGACCCTAACACAGTAAAAGAACATATTAGAATTACAGACACTCAGAAGGAGGCGGTATGACTGACTTTCAACAAGGGCTCGTAGGTATCTATGGCTATGCTAAGACTGCTAAGACTACCTTAGCTCTTACAGCCCCAAAGCCCCTCTTCCACTTCGACTTTGATGAGGGGTTTGCAAGGGCTGAGTCTCGGTTTAGCCAGTTTAAGATACGGAAGCTAGCCGTGAACACAGTACCAGACCTAGCTGACCTAGCCGATGCCGATATCATTACTCTCCCTATTAGACAGCCCCTCTTGTGGCCTGGGCAGAAGGTAGCTGGGCTACTTGCCCTTAGGGAGATCGTAGACCAGACCCTACGTCTCATAACAGACAACGCCTCGTGGATACGGACAGTAGCCCTGGATACGGGGAGTCTCTTTTGGACAGTAACACATGGGGGGAGGTTAGAGGAGCTACGCAATCTCTCTAAACATGATAAACAGACTCTCCACCCTACGGAGTATGCGGAGCCTAACTCACGGATAAGGGCCTACCTTACCAACATCAGGGCTGCGGGTAAAACCGCTATCCTTACCCACCATACGAGGGATGTAAGGATGGTAAAGGTCATTAAGGGCCAGGAGGAAGAGGTGAAGGTAGGAGAGACTTGGGAGGGCTGGAGCCACCTAGACGGCCTGGTAGATGTCCTAGTCCGTACCCACAAGGAGGAGAGGTTTGTCCCAGGGAAGGGGAAGACTCAGAACCCCTACATGGAGATAGTTACCTGTGGGTGGAGCCTAGATGCTGAGGGGCAGAGGGTAGACAACCACTCATGGGATGGGCTCCTTACCTGTATCAATGAGAAGCGGGGCCAGAATGGGACAGGGAACCTCTAGTGTATAGCCTAGCCCTAGACATCTTTGAACCCCGTAGCATAGAGACGGTGCTAAGCCAGAGCCTCAATGTGGCCCGCTGTCCCCTCCAGTCCCAAGGTCTGGCTGACTACTACTGGGAGGCCATCCATAGGGAGACGATAGAGCGAAAGCAGGGGGGAGAGCTTATCGGACAAGCCTACCCTAGGGGCAGACTAGATGGGCAGCTACGGAAGTACATTATCTCTGAGGTACGGGTAACCCTGCTGTGTGAGGGGCTGATCTCTCCAGCTAGTGATGGAGGATGTATTCTCTGGGGGAGGAGGGGGGACTACTATGTGCGGTTGAAGAGCTTTAAGAGGAAGTACATCTCTCTTATGGCCTATCTCTGGAGTATCCAGAAGAGGTGGGGGATACAGACCGTGTTTACCTCAGACCCAGTAGCCTCTGCCCTGGCGATAGGGGCCATAGTAACCAACTCCCATAAGACAATATCGGATACGTTGAACCCCTACAGCGGGGCTAGGCCCCTGTTGTCAGCCCCGAACCCCTACATAGAGACTCTTATAGGCCTCTCAGGAGCCCATATAGGGGAGGTAACGGCTAAGAAGGTACTTAGCCACTATAGCACCCCTTTCCTGGCCTTTACTGAGGACGTGGCAAGCCTACGGAAGGCCCTTGGGAAGAACTTGGCGGATCGAATACTACAAAGTATAGGGAGAGCAACACCATGATGACACGGATAAAGAGAAGAGGGGAGGGGTAGATGCTCTACTATGATGGGCCAGACCCCCACCCTACTTCGGGCTCCTTAGGGAGGAGGCTAGCATCCTGTAGTACCCTAGCCTGTGATGTGGAGACGGTCTCCCTAAAGGATAGGACACTCCTAGGAATAGGGATAGCTACGTCTCCTGATGAGGCTTTCTACGTTACGGTGGACGACCCAGAGTTTACCACCCTAGCCCATGCCTTCCTGACAAACCCCTATACGCTTATCCTCCACAATGCCCACTTCGATTTACCCCTCATCCAGGCCACTATTGGTGGCCCCCCTGCCTTTGCCTACAACGTCATAGACACCCTTATTGCAGCCCAGCTTATCGGCTTGAGGCCTGACTTAGCCTCCCTCTGCCTTGACCTCTTTGGCTACTTGAAGCCTCCTATCACCGACCTTATAGGCAAGGGGAAGAACCAGAAGACTATGGCTGAAGTGCCTGTACAGGATGTAGCCGAGAGGTGCTGCCTGGATGCTCGGATGACCTACCAGGTTTGGGAGCATATAAAACCTAACGTCCCGAAAGCAGCCCTAGAGTTAGAGCTACAAGTCCTCCCTATCCTTATAGAGGTAGAGAAGCGGGGTATCCTTGTTGACCAGGATCGGCTAGCCCTAGAGATTAAGAAGGCAGAAACACAAGTAGCCTTCTATGGGGCTCTAGCTGCTAGAGAGGATGTAAACCCACGTTCCCCTAAGCAGGTGGCTGCAAAGCTCAAAGAGCGGGGCCATACCCTTACCTATAACTACCAGACAGGGAACCCTGTTACAAATGATGATGCCCTTAGGATGTACCATTGGGATGACCCTCTGTCACACATCATCCTCTTTGCTAGGAAGTGTAGTCACACCCTCTCCTGGTTCGAGGCTATTAGGGACAAGCACCTCCAGGCAGATGGGCGTATCCATGCCAATTTTCACCAGACGATTACCGATAGTGGTAGGGTAGCCTCCTCTAAGCCCAATATGCAGAACGCAGAGGAGCCACATAGGGTTGTCTTTGTCGCCTCACCTGGGAACGAGGCCTACTCAGCCGACTTCAGCCAGATCGAGTACCGAGTGCTAGCCTGGGCTTCGGGGGACTCAAAGCTCCAACAGGTCTACGCTAACCCCTTAGGAGATATCCATACCGATACGGCCCTAAGGCTAAACGTCCCTCGTAGGATTGCAAAGAATGTAAACTTCTCCCTCCTCTATGGGGGAGATGAGCATACGATGTATACCCGCTATAACATCCCCTTAGACCAAGGGAAGGCCCTCCTCCTAGACCACCGTATGACCTATAG